TATAGAAGATTTACAAGAAGATTTAATAAATCAAGTAAATGAATTATAAAAAAAACAGGGGCGTAAAAAACCCCTTTTTTTATTTTAAATATGTGATGAGCAACAAATATCTTTTTTATGAAAAAAATGATGTCAGTACAAGAAAAAATAGAACAGAAAGCTTTGATGTTTGAAAAAATTGACAGAGCAAAAGAAGCACAAGCTGATGCAGATTTTGGTGTTTTAATGGCTATCCTTAATAAATGGTCAAAGAAAAAACCTGACAACAAGGAATTAAAACAAATGGTGGAAGCAGCCGTAAGTGCTTATACGATTATGCAATCTTATCATACAGACCGCAGATTTTATCATCAGTCAATAAATCAATATCGAGCAGATAAAAATAGGGCTGTGATTAGGGCAAGAAAATGCGAGGAAAACAAGGGGCACAAAAAACAAGAGGGAAAATCCCTTGACGACTTAACATTAAAATGATAACAATGAGAGTAACCCAAAAACAAAGGCAAAGAGAATGGGAAGAAGCTGTCGAAATATACAAAGGATTAAACCTTAGACAACAGAAAAACTTGCTATGGCTTTTATCAGATAAAATAGATATTCCTCACGCATTTAACGATGGTTGTATAAGAGACTTGGAAGTAAATAATGTTGTAATAAACGGAACAAGATTAGGTATAATCACAGATCAATTTGCAAATCACTGCGAAAATATAGAAAAAAAATGAAGGAGATAAAACTGCTCAACGGTGACATTTATATGATAGATGTGTTACTAGAAAAAATGAAAGATGATAATTTCTATTACAATACTTTAAACAGACACATAGCACTCAGTTCATCTTCGATAAAAGACCTTGTTCCACCAAAAAGTGCTAAGGCTTGGTATTATGGAACAGGGAAAAAGCCAAGCGAAACCTCCCTAAGGGCAGGACAGTTGTTTCACAATGCTATATTAGAACCTGACAAATACAAAAAATTACATTTTAGCAAATACAAAACAAGAACAGCAAAAGGATTTAAAGAAGAGCAAGAAAAAATAAATAAGACACTATATACTGCAGGAGAGAAGTCTTTTAATGATAATCTATTGTCGGAGTTTACCGTAAACAAAAGAGCAATGAATGCGTTGTCCGGTGCTTCTTTTGAGGTGCCAACTGCAGGATATATAAAAGATATACCTTTTAGGGGTAAGGCAGATATTGTTACACCTGATGGTAGAATAATTGATTTAAAAACCACAGGAGATATAGATGACTTCCCCAAGTCGGCATACGCCTATGGATATGATATTCAATGTTATATTTATTGCACTTTGATGGGTGCTGATCCCTTGGGATATGAGTTTATCGTAATGTCCAAAAACACATATGATATATCATTTTGCACAGTAGATAAATCCTTTGTGGCACAAGGCAAAGAAAGATTTGAGTCAGCGATAGATGTCTATAAAAAAATATTTTGGAACAAAACAGATGAGGAAATTAGAGAAACATTAAATGAGATGACATACGATCAAAAGTTATATTCAGTAAAAAAATATTATTCCAGATGAGTTCATATATATTTCAATTATACGCAAGACAAATTAAAAAAGAAACCGGCATTAATTGTTTTTCATCAAAACGCACAGATGCTCACGCTATGGCAAGATCAATTCTTAATAAAGCATATATGCAGACACAGATCAAAGTAAAGCTGAAAACAATATCAGATTTTTATAAACACAATAACAAACACGTAGATCACGCTACAATCATACATTCTATTAAGAGCTTTGATATATATTTTAAACTACCGCAAAAAAAGCAAGAAAAGGAGTTAGGTAAATCGGTAAAAGATATATATTACAAATTGCTTCTATTACAAAAAGGAAATCAATTGAATACATTAAAAGTTACACAAATACCTTTGCTCCAAAAACTTGCTTTTCTTACCACCGAACAATCAGATCAACTAAATATCATCATTAATACTTATGTAGCAGGGAATATAAAAAAATATGTAGAAAAAAATGCGTAAAAAAATACATCAAATATTTTGGAACATACAAGGGAAAGAATTAAACGAATTTCCTTTGTTTGAGCGGAGCATAAAATCTATAAAAGAGAAGAATCCAGATGCTGAACATATTTTGTGGAGCAAAGAGGGATGCCAAAATGTAATTGAAAAAAGGTTACCTGAACATCTTTATTTTTATAACAATTTAAAATATGATATACAGCGATTGGATTTCATCAGAGCAGTAATATTATACTGCGAAGGTGGGATATATGTTGATCTTGATTTGATATGCTTAAAAAATATTGATAAATTATTTGAACATAAATTTTTTATACATAGCCATAGACACATAAAACCGAAATCAAATGAATATGTATGTAATGATTTGATGGGATCAGAAAAAGGTTTTAGGTTTTGGAAGATATTAATGGATGAATCAAAGGAAAATTATGCAGAAAAAGAAAAGATAAAAGTGTATCAAAATTGGAAAGCAAGATTTGTTTTGCAGACAACAGGTCCGAGATTTGTAGGGAGAATATTAAAAAAGGTATTACCAGAATACAAACCGCCTTATCTTGTTTATATGGACACAGAAAACGCAATCCAGAAAGAATGGAAATTTAAGACAAAAATAAAAAATAAAAATGTATATTACTTTCAAGATTACAAAGCAGGAACTTGGTTACCAAATTTAAAAAATAATGATTAAAAAAGTTAAAATTACGGAAGTAAAAAAAAACCCAGACAATCCAAGACTAATCAAGGATTATAAATATAAAAAGCTAGTAAAAAGTATAAAAGATTTTCCTGAAATGCTAGAACTTAGACCAATCATTGTAGATGAAAAGATGGTTATTCTTGGTGGTAATATGCGTTATAGGGCAAGTGTTGATGCGGGTTTATCAGACGTATGGATCAAGGTTGCAGAAAATTTAACCGAAGAACAGAAAAAGGAATTTATCATAAAAGACAACTCAAATTTCGGTGAATGGGATTGGGATTTGTTGGCAAATGAATGGGATGTTAAGGCTTTAAATGATTGGGGCTTAGATATGCCATCTGTATACTTTGACAACGATGAAGAGCCACAGTTTGATGAACAGGAACTTGACGAGGACTTAGACAAATATATAAACAACAATATCAAACAAATAGTTTTGTATTACAATACACAAGACTACGAGAAAATGCAAGAGAAATTAGAAAAGCTGAAAGAGTCAGAGGGAGTTGATGATAATTCATTGTTGATCAAAAAGTATATTGATGAAAAACTTCCCTAAAGTTTTTGTTCCAAGCTATAACCGTCAGGATGGACTTAAAGTTGTTGATCTTCTTGAAGGAATACCCTTTACAGTTTTGTTGCATAATGAAGAACAATTGAAAATGTATAGACAAAATTATCCTAAAGTTGATTTTGTTGTTACCAATATACCAACTGGTTATCACGCAATGATCAGAACAAGGAACTTTGTTTATGATAATCTTGTAAATGATGGTGAATGGTTTATTTTTTTGGACGATAACAATTATATGATTACAAGAGTAGATGATAGTCACTATGGATTTCAAACACTTGATGTAAAGTCAGACAAAAAGTTTCAGGATGTTTATTCAAAAAAATGTACATTGAAAGAAATATCATCATTAATACTAGGGGATATTTCAATAGCAGAAAGAACTGGAGTCAGGCATATCGGATTTGCACCAAATGCAAATTATTTTTTTAGACCAAAGAAATATCGTAACATCGGATATTCAAAAGGGAATGCAACCATAACCAAAAAAGATGGTCTAAGATGGGATGAAAACCTAAGGTCAATGGATGATTATAGTTTTTCTGTACAACAGTTAGTCACATACGGAAAGGTGCTTATAAACTATTATATTTGCTTTCACAAAAAGCATTATACTCCGGGTGGGATAGGCACATACGACAGCAGATTGCCTATGAAATTGTTTGATACAGGGTATCTAATGAAAAAATACGAAGGATTATTACGTTATTCTGTTAAGAAAGGTATGCATCCGCAATCGGATTTGACATTTCGCATTACCAATATGAACTCATTCAAGAAATGGCGAACAAACTATTTACGCAATGCAAAAGCTTGATTTAGAAAGAAAAGAAATAGACATAGCAAAATACAAGAAGCGATCTGCATTTATTACCGATGTGGATAATATCATAAAAAAAGACACGATTGTATATTGCAAGGATAATCCTGTGATCTTATATCAGAAACTAGAAAACGATCTGACAAAGAATCTAAGATGGTCAGTTAAAAACACAAACTTTACCTCGGGCAAAAGATCAAGAGGGTTATCACACATATCAAGAACCTTTGGATTTTCACCAAGGATTGCAATGCGTCAAGATTATTGTCATACAAGTTCAATGGCATACGATCAACCAAAACACCATATTGTTCTGACAAAATTTGCAGATTACTTGAACGATGCATATGCTAAAAACTTTCCAGATGTATTTGAACAACATTCAAAGCAAGTAGAAAAAAAAATAAAGCCTGAATGGAAAATTGCAAACACACCATTCACAAGCGGAATCATAAACAAAAACAACCCATTAAAATACCACTTCGACCAAGGTAATTTCAAAGGAGTAATGTCTAATATGATTGCATTTAAAAAAGATGTAACCGGTGGGCATCTTGTCATACCAGAATTTTACATAGCCTTGGAGATAGATGATAATACTTTAACTATATTTGATGGACAAGATATTCTTCACGGTGTGTCCGGATTTGACAGAAACAACGACTTGGGATATAGATACACAATTGTATATTACTCATTAGAACAAATGTGGAAATGCGAACCGGTAGATCAAGAGGTTGTCAGAATAAGAAAGATCAAGCAAGAAAGAGAAAAGAAAAGATTAGATCCAAAACATTTAGAAACACTGTCGAAAAGGAAAAATGAATTATCAAGACAGAGAGAAAAAGAGACTGCATTAAATAAGATTAAAAATGAACAAAACCGAACAGCATAAAAAAGCAATTTTAGAAGCATTAGAAAAATCTTTAGGCATTGTTACAACAGCTTGTAAGCAAGTGGGTATTGGCAGAACGCAATTTTATGAATGGCTAAAAGATTCAGATTTTAAAAAGAAAGTAGATGATATTCAAAACATTGCTTTAGATTTTGCAGAATCACAACTACATATGCAAATAAAAGATGGGAACACATCAGCAACTATTTTCTATTTAAAAACCAAAGGCAAAGGCAGAGGATATGTAGAAAGGCAGGAAATAACAGGTGCAGATGGATATCCTACTAATATAGAATTAAATATAATTAAAACAAATGCAAATAAAGACTAATGTTGTCTGTGAGCATTTATTAGATTCAAACAAAAAAATAATAATAGAGCAAGGTGGCACAAGATCAGGCAAGACTTATAACATTTTGCTTTGGATTATATTCCATTTTTGTGCTAAGAACCAAAATAAAATAATAACAATATGCAGAAAAACATACCCCTCACTAAGAACATCTGCAATGAGGGATTTTATTACAATCCTCAGAGAACATAAAGTATACAGAGAAGAACACCACAA